CAGGTATTCTTACTGCCGCACAAGAAGGCGTACAAGCACAAGCTGGCTCATACCAAGCTAGACTAGGTTTGCCTGTTAAACAATTCTTAGAGAAAGTAAAGCTAGAAAAAGAAGATCAACAGTCTGTGCGTGATGTAGGCCGCATCTTAGGCGCTGAATTCTTATCAAACGTAAAAGCTAATAAAGGTTTGTTAGGCATTAACCCAACAGATAATGATGCAAGACTTTTGGCTGCGCCAATGGTTAACGTTGAAGATTCTTCTAAAGCTGTGCAATTGTGGGCTAAACAACAGCTACTAATGAATAATCAACGCAAAGAACTTTATAAATCATTTAGCGAATTTACGCAAAAGGCAGGTCCAGCGGCTCCTATTCGTCCTTACTTTAGTCCGGGTAGTGAATATGATCGTATTAATAGAGAATATGAGCAGCTTCGTGATGAGTTATACAAGCTGTCTAATCAGTTTAAACCTAAGTGAGTTAAAACATGGCACAACCTAGAAAGCTTGCAGACATTGACCCATTGTTGGCAAATGATGATGCAAACCCTGTTGACTCATCAGCAATTCGGGATCGTCTGGCTGAAATAGATCCGATGTTGGTTGCTCCATTAGGCTCTACAACGACAACAAAAGATAAGCCAAAGCCTAAAGGTCGTCAACCGTTGGCGCCTGTGACAGGTTTAACTGCTGGTCAAGAACAAGCTGTTTTAGGCGCTACTGGTACAGTAGTTGCGCCTGTTATTAAGAATAAGCTTCAAAAAGCAATGCAAGCTATTGAAGAAGAAAAATTGCTTAGAGCAGGCATTGTTCCTAGCACGACTTTAACGCCACAAAACCCTAGTTCTATATTGTCTTCATCTACTCCACCTGCGCCAACAAAAGGTGGAAATGCAGTGTTTAACTACGGTAAAGAATTTCTACTAACTGACATTGAAGCCGGTAAAGCACTTGATATGACCAAGCAACCGGGCGGTGTGCATGATCTAACTACACAACGACGTGAAGCGCTTAATAAGTTAAATCAAATGGGTGCTAGTAGCTATGTTGAGAATCCTCGATATGGCGGCATCATGACTGAAAGCGGAAGTGCAGGCAAAGGACCACGAGAATCTTTTTCTATGCGTGAAGGCGAAGTTGGCAAGTCGTTAGAGAAACTGCCACCTACACAATCAGTACGAGCCGCACCTACACAGCTGGAAAGCATGTACCAAAAAGCAATGTCGAGTACTCCTGCACAAGGACTTAAACTTGCCGGTCGGTATGCATCAGGACCATTAGCTGGTCTTGGTACAGGTATGAGTGTGTATGAAGCTTATCAGCGTTATTTGGCTGGTGATACTTCAGGCGCTGTTTTAGCTGCATTGGAAGGTGCAGGAGGACTTATGTCATTAGTCCCTGGGCTACAAATTCCAGGGTTGGCGGTAATGGGTGGCGCCGCAGTTGCACAGTACGGTTTAGATAAGTACAAACAACCTACGGCGCCTACGGTTAATCCAATGGCTTCACCACCGCCGTCTGTAACACCTGGGTCTGCGCGGTAGGCTCCAAGATCTCCAAGACTTTCTTAAGCAAGCCGATTTGCATTTGCTTAATGTCTGTGACTGACATAGTTGTGTCATCATCAAAGTCTTCTGGGGAAATTAACCTAAGACTTGTGCGTATTTGATGAGCACAATTTTTACGCTCCAAAGTACTACCTACGTGGAAAGCCTCGATCCATACATCGTATGGGTTAGTTAGCAATTCCAAGTGGTTAGTGTGTGTAAGTAGCTCTACCCAGTCATCATAAGATAGCTTAACCATGTCTATAGGATGCTTCATTGTTGTCTCCACTTCTTCATTGAGATAAACTGTGGCACATCAATAGGCTGATCAAGTGCTTCAATGCCTCTGGCAAATTTTGTTCTAAAATCATACCATTTTTTGACGTAGGCAGGATCCTCGGATGGAGGAATCCAGCTATAAATACGGCGCCATCTCTCTGTAATGCAAGTAGATGCTGGTGTGTAAATAAAATCATCGGTTATCATAGATCTTTTCCTTTAGTTTGCAGCCACATACGAAGTGTTGTCATACCGCCATCAATCAACACATGATTTGGAAATGCTTGGTACTTGTGGTACAGCGGGTGGTTGATAAAGTTCTTCATAAGAAGATATGCATTAGCATCTGGTGGTGACATTCCCATAGCACGATCAGTGTCAATACATTTTATGTCATACCGATCTGCAAACTCTCTGGTTATGGCATGCACTTGATCTCCAAGCAACCCAATGATAACAACCTTTGGCAAGTGATTGCCTGTTGGCGCGTATGCGGGGTTGTGCTTTTCTATTCTAAACTCATGTTCAAGCTCATGTACGGCAATTCTGACTTGCTCTTTAAGCCCTGAAATAAACCGTTGTGCAATACTGTTCACAAGATCATCAAGTAGACCAGCTGGTGTGTTGGTCTGAGGCACTTCTATGGGTGCAGGTGCCTTCGTTTCTTGTTGTGTAGGTATAACCTTATCTTTTCGCTTTGGTACATCCTGCATGGCACGTACCTTAAGCTCTTTAATTAGGTCAGGTGCCGCTGAATGGCTTGCCAATGTACGACGACGATGTGATGCCAACACAACTTGTGCTTGTCTAATTGCTGCAATCGGGCTATATGTTCCTGAGTTGTAGTACTCCACGGCGGTCATAATAACTAGATCACGTTCATGCTTTGTCCATCTTATTTTTTCCATTTTGATTCCTTTTTGCTGATTGCGTCATTTAAGATATTTGCGTTTAAGTAGAAAAAGTTTGTAATACCGTACACTTCTATTGAGTGCTTGCTTCCTTACATTCTGCTCTAGGCAGACATCCACTTGCCGTTCCATACGAACCACTATTCGTTCTAGAACAGCAAATGTAGGTTCTTTCCAGTTGGAATGCGCAATTCTGAACTCTTTAAAAATCTCTTTACGAGACTTTAACGGAATTGCCGAAAGATGTTTTTGAATTGCATTCCAATGTTTCATTTGTGTGATTTCTCGATTGCATCAATTTGTGCCAAAAGATCTTCACGGATCTTTAGATAAACATCGCTACCGGCGTATTCATCACGACCTTTGGTGTGGTAGAACTGTTCTTCACACCAGTCAAAGTTATCGTTCTTTGCATTTGGCGGAAAGATATTAGTCTTACCTTTAGCCGATTGACGCTGGTAGAACTGATCTGCTTTACGGAAGTCAACCAACCCTTTAAGGAACGGATACTTCTTTAAGACTTCCAGCCATAGCTTCATAGCAATGATGTTATCTACGGTAGTTTGAATTTGTTCATCGCCTCGCATAATGCAATAACCAATAAGGTCTTTAATAGTGCAGCGAACCATATAAAAATGCTCAAAATTTCTAGGCATAATTGTACGAGTATCAAGACCGTGAACAAGGCCGCTATCAAGCATATCCACGTACAGATCCCTAGCAGCTGTAGTAATTTGCTTATACCGGTCATAGAAGTCTTTATTAGCCATGATCGATGGTTTAACCATCACACGATCATCACGCATATCTCTATCACCATGGACTTGTGCTGCAAAACTAAATAGTCTGTGGCGAATTAGATGGGTTGTGTCAATCATATCCATGCCATTAACTGACCAAGTGATGTTAATAGTTTCCATGGCCGTAGGCAGTAACTCATAGCGGAATAGCTCATCAATTGTTTGGCTAACATCATCCTCTGGAAATTCCCACTGAATCTTGTCATTCCATGTGTTCATTAAGAACACTGAAATAGTTTTCCTGAATTCTGGAATGGTAGGTGCATGAACAATTTGTACGTCTATGTTTTCCAGTTGGTTAACAAACTCTATCGGATCTGTTTTCTTACCGAACTTTAAAGTTGTGTGCATCTTTTGTAGATGCGGCATTTGTGATTTACTGACTTTTGGCATTATTGTTCCTTTGTGAGTTGAATTTCGACTAAACGTGCATAACCTGCAATATCTGTCCAGCTATCTATATGGTTAGGTGAAATAGCTAAACGAGAAAGTTTCATAACGATTTTAGAGAGATAAATAACATTGACCGGATTCATACTTGAACCATGATGTTCTGCATATCGATCCGTCATACCTTTAAGGATCGTAGCTTCCAATGAAATACCCTCAAAAAAATCACCGTAAACCTCGCCTCGCTGTTCTAAAATTTGATCTGTCGTTTTCATGGTCAACCCTTATAAGGCTTAAGTTTTTCCTCAAGTACCGCTAACCGGCGCTTGCTGTTTTCAAACACATCCACCATGTAACCACGGTTCCCCAGACCCATTTCATTGTCTGAATATTGTAGGCATTGGAGGGCATCAGCATAATGTACTGCTAAGGCTTCTGGTGAATCTGAGTGGTATAAAGTGCAATATGCTCTAACCTGATCAGGAAAATGCTTTACAATATCTATCTCAGCCATTTTTAAAGCTTGAGCAACTACTGGAAAGTTTTTCTTAACCATGTGGTTCACATCAGAGATCTCCATCTCAGCCAGATCATGGCAAATAGCGATCTTTAATGCTTTATCAACGTCAAATTTATAGTCTTTTGACAAAAGCAATACCCCAAGAGCCACAAAGAAACTGTGTGTTGCAACACTTTCATGATGGACAACTGGCTTCATGCTATAGCGTTTTGTATACTCAAGCGTATAGCTTCGCATAAAGAAGTTAAAGTCTTGCTCATTCATACTGAATACCTTTTTCTGACCAGTTTTTACGAATGAATGTACCTGTCTCTTGAATTTCACGTAAAGCTGTATCGAGTTGAGTGTAGCTACGAACAACTGAACCTGAAGCCGCCAGCACAAGATTAAATTTTTGCCCTGGTAAACCACCCAACCAGAGATAAATGATCGGTATTGATTTAGCATAACACCAACCGGCTTCAAACATCGTTCCCGGATCACGACCATCAGTGACGCAAATGGTAAGGTCAGTTTGTTCAAGTGCTCTAACATTGATGTCCAATACTTGCTCAGGTGTTGTTACTCCGGGTTCGTACATGCATTCATCTTTAGGGCTGAAATACTCTAGCCCTGAAAATTGCAAAACTTTTTTAATGTCTTCGATGATAGCAAGTTGTTCAGGATTAAAGAACGGACCTGCTATGTATATGTATGGTGATTTTAAGATTGTTTCCATGTTGATTCCTGTTTGATAAGGGGCCGAAGCCCCGTTGCTTAGCACCAACCAAGCCCTAAACTAATTGGAGTTAATTCAGTAACGTAAGTCCACTGTTTTAAATTATCAGGTAGTTTGGCGTATGCGTCTTTGGCAGCTTTTTCTGTGCTGTAGTCAAGTTTATTATTTAAAACTTGCTTTAGTTCTTGTCTGATTTCTTTAAGCTTTGGAAAATACTCTTTTGGAAAAGCATCTTTTAGTTTAAAAGAATCAGTGTGAATTGACCAATAAGATTTACCGTGTTTCATGATTTAAGCCTTTAAGTAGTTAAGTTTTTAGCGTTTACTGAAGTAAACAGTTGCATTGTACCACATCTGCGACAAAGTAAACACTTTATTTTTTATTTTCCCTCCAATTGTTTGATCTTTTTTGCGTAATCCCTCACAGCATTCATAAGAGCTTGCTGCGTTTTGTCTTTATCATTAATAGCAGATACGATGGCTTCATCAATCGTATCTTTGGCAATAATCTGGTGGACAATAATGTTATTGCGCTGTCCTTGGCGCCATAACCTACGAATAAATTGTTCATAGGTTTCTAACGACCATGTATTACTAAACCAGATCACAGCATGACCAGCGCCTTGAAGATTTAATCCGTGGCCTGCACTTTGTGGATGCGCCAGCAATACCGAGTGTTTGCCTGCATTCCAATCATCAATAATCGCCTGCATCTCTTTGCCGCTTACGCCTGAGCCAATGTGTGGTGCATTAGGGAATAGCTTTTGCAATCTAGTTAAGTCATGCTTAAAATGATACCCAATAATGCAAGGTTTACCGTTTAACCCTTCGACCAGTTCTTCAACGGCATTTAGCTTTTCATCGTGAATATTTTTAGTTTCACGTTCACCACCATCCATGTAAATGGCGCCATTCGCAATTTGTTGGCATTTACCTACAGCAACTGCAGCATTTGTAGCGGTTACTTGGTCTCTATCGAACTCAACAAGCAATTTATCTTCAAGCTGTTTATAGACAGCTCTAGCTGCTTTAGGTAGTTCCACATAAACCCGATTAAGCAGCAATTCTGGCATATCAAGATAGTCCTCTGCTTTCATTCTGAGGACTTTATCTGATAGTTTTTCATGAATCGTATCGTCTGCACCAGTCTTTAATGCCCATGTATACCCACCATAGCCTGACTGATAAAAGTATGCTGTCCTAAAATGCGTAATGTATTTGCCAAACGTTGCACCACGATCAATCACTAGTTGCGGACCAAAGATGTCCATTAGACTATTTGGTGCTGGTGATCCAGTTAATCCAAACCTACGCTTAAACTTATCCAAAAACGGATTTAGTGATTTAAATCTTTCAGTCCGCGTATTTTTTAAGTAGCTAATCTCGTCAACAATCAATATATCGTAATTAAAAGGCTTACCGTTTAAGGACTTTGAAAGCCATTGCAGACCTTCGAAGTTAATCACATGAATGTCTGACTTATCATG